TTGTCAACCCCTGCCTGGATGCGCGCTTTGGCGTCTTCAGACAGAGGCTCGAAACTGTTCCCGTCGACCTTGTGCTTCCCGGCCTTGATGAAAGTGACCTTGATGCCAAAATCAGCCAATAGCTCGGAAAAGTCAACGTGCATCACGACGACGCCCACCGAGCCCGTCGCGCCGGAGCTTGTGACCACGATCTCGTCCGCCGCCGTTGCGATGGAATAGCCGCCCGACAGGGCGTAGTCCTGGACCATCGCCATCATCGGCTTCTTGCCGCGCTGATCGGCGATGAACTTCACAAGCTCGAAGTTCCCGGCGGCCTGACCGCCAGGGGAATCGACGTGGAACATGATCGACTTGACGCCGGGGTCCATCATCCCGCGCTCGACCGCGCGCTGGATGTATTCGTAGCCCGTGGCATAGCGGTCCATCTGATAGGACATCCGGTTCACCAGGGAGCCCATGACGGGGATCGTCAACACGCCGCCCTTGACCCGATAGGGCCGGTAGTTCTGGGCCATGTAATCGTCCGAGTTCCAGAACTCTTCGTCATCGCTGCCGACCATCGCCGACGTCAGCTTGGCGAAGTCCGCATGGCCGACGAGTTCCCGGAGGTTTGCCGCAAAGGTTTCGATCTGGGTGTCGGCCACCAGCACGGGACCGTCGATCACGCGACGGACGAAAGCCTCGCCGTTGCGACTCGAAACGATTTCGGGAACCTGGGTGGGGATGGGATCAGACATCTTTCTTCCTCTCGTCAGAGGCCGTGTCGTCGACCGTGCCGTCTCCGGCCTCGCGGGTCTCGCCAGACACGGCGTTCATGGCATTGGTCTCTTCGGTCTCGATCTCCAGTTCCTTCATCACGCCCTGTTCGCGGGCGATCTGCTGGAACATGGGCCGCCAGTCCTTGCCCATGCGACCGATCTCTTCCTCGTAGGTCGAAAGGCGGTTCTTGATCCGCAGGATGGCCGCCTGGGTCTCCTTCAGTTCGTCGATCTGACCCCGGCTCGCGCCGATCCAGTCGCACTCGCAGAAGGCTTCCATGTTCAGGCCGTCATACATATTCGGCACCGAGCGGGCGTTCATGGTCGTGATCTCGCCCATGTTGACCGCTTCCTCGAACCAGAGCCGAAAGACCATGGTGGCGAACCGATCCGCGACCATGCGCTTGCGGCTCTGCATGAACTTCCAGGTCTCGGTCATGCCTGCACGGGCGCTGGAATAGTTCGTCTCGCTGTAGTCCTTGGACAGTTGCTCGTAGCTGACGCCGAGGTCGGCGGCCAGATAACGCAGAAGCGATTGCTCGAACTCGCCGCCCACGCCGCCGGGGCTGCCCATCGGCAGCATGTTCAGCTTGGTCCCCGGCATGAGATGCGGAATCTTCACGCCGTCGATCTGCATGTTCCGGGCGTTCCCAGCATAGGCCGAGATCGCGCCGAGGAACTGCTGGGCATAGTTGACGATGCTGGAGCCCACGTCGCCGCCACCCAGGGCCTCGAAGACCTGGGCCGAGGGGAGTTCCGACTCAATGGCCGCCGCGAAGGAGGCGTTGACCACGGCGTTCTGAAGCGTGATGTCCCGGAACCGCTTGGTGATCCGCATTTCCTTCAGAGCGGCGCTCAGTTGGGACACGCCTCGGGTCTGCCCAGGGCGATCCTGTTCCATGATGTGGATCACCTGCGGGCGACCGAAACTGTTTCGGGCGCGCACATAGCTCCAGGAGACCGATTGCTTCCAGTCCCACATTCCGCCGCGCGAAGCGTTGCGGATGTAGTATCCGAGCGGGGCACCGGCAGCGTTCAGGCGGACGCCGCCACGGGTCCGCTCCATGTCATAGACCTGATCGGACGGGTTCGACAGGCGGTCGAGGGCGATCATCTGGATCGCGGTGCGATAGGGCCGGTCAGTGTCCCGAGACCATTCGGCGGTCGCCAGAAGCTCGCCGCCCTTCAGATAGACCCCGACTGCCAGACGGACCATGGAGGTCAACGTGTTCCTGCGAGCCGCGTCAGGCCAGTTGTTGAAGCTCTCGGCCCAGAGACTGAACTTGGCCTCGACCTCTTCGGAGAACTCGGTCCCCCAGGTCTCGTCCATCCCGAGAGCCTTCAGCTTCGGCTTCGAGTTCAGCATGAACTGCGAGCCGACGATGTTGTCTCGGTGCAGGCTGACGCCCGACAGCGCGAAGGCGTCGTTGCGGGTCATGTCGATGGCCCGCGCGTCCGTCAGGTCCTTGTCAGGCAGGATGTCGGCGTCGGCGCTCTGGATGGCGGGGTGCCACGTCGCAAGCGAACGGTCGAACTGGCTGGCCGCCTCGTAGGCACCGCCCATCATCTGGGGGGTGCCAGGGCGCGTCTCAGCCGCGACGGGGAGGCCAAGGATGTAGGCGGCCTCTTGATCGGGATCGTGGAACGTCCGCATATCAGAACACCGCCCGCAGCGGGCCGTTCGAGCCCAGGTTCGGAGCCGAGAGGGTCCGCTTCAGTTCTTCGATGTAGGCGCGCAGACGCGGGGCGTTCGCCGCCGTGTATTCGACGCGCTCGCCGTTCTGGTCGACGACGACGCGGGCGCTGGTGCCGGTGAGAAGTTCGTGAAGGGCCGTTTCGGCCTCGACCAGTTTTTCGGCAATGGTCAGGTGAGCCATGTCGCGTTACCCCAGAGTTTGTGCCAGTTGTGCAAGATCATAGTCGTTCGTCTTCTTTTTCGCAAACGGTTCCTTGTCCGTCGAGGGATCGAAGACAAGATCGTTCTCGTCCCATTCTCCGGCCCAGGCAGGCGGATCGCTCCAGTCGATCCGTTCGATGCCGACGTGACGGCGCTCGATCAGGAGGGCTTGGGCCATGACCAGAAGGTCCCAGGACTCGTTCCTGAAGCTCTTCGGGTTCTGCCAGACCCCGGTGTGATCCTTCACTTCGACGCAGAGTTCCTTGTAGAAGTTGATGTCCAGCCAGTGGGCGAAGTTGATCTTCCCGGAGAAGGTCTTGTCTCGTTCCAGCATGGCGTCGATCTGGTTTTTGATCGGCGTGGTGTTGACCTGCATGACCGGAATCTCACCGCGCGCACCGGCAGAGCGGTCGTTCCGGCCAGAATCTGGATAGGCGATCTTGACCCGAGGCTTCGGTTGCGCGGGCTTGCTCGGAACCCCCTGGTAAAGCTGGTAGCGGGCATGAAGACCCGGCACCCAGAGCTTGTTCCAGTGTTCGTGATCCGGCTCGTCATCACTCGGGCCGTTCTTCAACCAGCGCCAGAACTCATAGGCGTTCGAGGTCGCTTGGTTCATACCGCCCATGTCGTTCACGACAGCCTTGATCCGCATGTGGCGACCAGAGTTGTCTCCCAGCGGATAGGTCTTCAGAAGGACCTCTGGCATGAGGAGTCGCCAGTCTTCCCGGAAGGTGAAGGGCTTGACATTGTGGACCTGTCCTTTGCGCTCTTCGTCCTCGCGCCGGGAGTGCCGGATGTCGAATCGGTCGATGATCCAGATGTCGCCGCCCTGGCCGATGCCCATGACCTGGACAACGAAGCGACTCTTCTGAACGTCGACCGCCGCAACCAGGAAACGGACGGGCGCAGGCACCACCTTGTAGCCATAGTCGTAGGCCCTCTCCTTCAGCTTCTCGGGAACGCGGTCGCTCTCCATGGCCTTCGGCAGATAGGGCAGCGAGAACCCGGTGTTCATCACCGTCTGAAGGCCCTCTTCCGAGCCTGTCCGCTCATAGGTCCGCTGGGCGTTGAAGTATTTCAAGACAAGGCCATCCCACTCGGAGAAGGCCGCGCAGACGCCTTTCAGCCAGAAGCTGGCCGTGCGGGCGTCGGTCTCGATTGCTTCGCTGACAATCTCTCCGTCAGGCGTGATCTTCTCGCCGTCCTTCAGCCAGAAGCCCCGCATGTTCATCTCATGCTTCCCCGGCATCTCGCCGCCGCTCTCGTGGTAGCGAGCCCCGCAATGCGGACACTCCAGGCGAACGGTCTTCGCGGTCTTGGACAGATTGCCGTCCACCGTGTCCCATTTCAGGAGGGGGAAGTCGGGCTCGAAAGCGTTGCCGCAGCTATAGCAGGGCCAGTAGAACCGCCGCCGGTCGCCCTCGTTGTAGAGCGAAAGGATGCCGTCAGTCGGCGGGGCCTCGTGCGGGGTGGCCGGAGTCCAGCGGGGGTCCTTGATGGGGAACGACGGCGAAGACTCTGCCACCGTCATGCCGTAGCGGCGGAACGAGGTCGAGCGCGCCTGGGCCAGAAGGAAGGGCGAGCCTTCGCCTTCGACGTTCTGATCCATCCGGTCATAGTCTGTCAGGAAGAGTCGGGGGATCGGCTTGCCCGAGAGTTCGTTGACCGTGGGCCAGGAGAGCGTGACCATCGCGCCGCTGCGATACCGCTTGTCGAAGGTGTTGTCATAGTTCCGGCCTCGGATCAGGCGATCCTTGACCTCGCTGGTGTCCCGATGAAGTCGGTCGATCCGGCGCTTCGAGAAGTCAGCCGCGCGGCTTTGGCTGGCCTCGACGAGCATCATGTCGGTGGGGTCACAGACCACGGTGTAGGTGTGCCAGTTCAGGTAGATTTCAGTCTTGCCGCACTGAGACGGGCCGACGAAGACCATCGCGGTATAGCGCATACTGGTCAGGACGTTCATGGGCTCGATCAGATACGGGACCATGCTATTCTTCCAGGGACCGACGTAAGCTCCCTTGTTGTTCAGCTTGCGGTATTTCTCCGCAGCCTGGGATACGGTCAGCCGCTCCGGTGGCCGAACGGCTTCCGCTGCCGCGACCACGATGTCTTCGAGGGAACCGAAGGGAAAGCTCACAGGACATCCTCCCACTCTTCGGCTTCTCTAGCGGCGTCCTCGATCCGTTTCTTGGCGATCTCGAAGTATTTCGGTTCGCGCTCGATGCCAATGAAATTGCGCCCGGTGTTCATGGCCGCGACTCCAGTGGTTCCAGAACCCATCGTGAAGTCCAAAACCGTTTCGCCGAAGCGCGTGTAAGTTCGGATCAGGTATTCCATGAGTGCGACGGGCTTCTGAGTTGGATGCACTTGATCTTGCCGCCTCCAATTCTGTGCGAAAAATTGAACTGACCGGGGGTATCTCTCCCCCTTACTCTCAGAATAGGCCCCTCCTGAAAATCCAGTCCCGTGTTCGTTTTTTTCGTGAGTCTTTGAAGCCTTATGAAATCTTTTGTAAGGAGTCCCACCTTTCTCCATTTGAGGGAAATACGAAGTTTTCTCTCTTGAATTAGCGGAGAATACAAGAACATCTTCGTGGAACCGCATAGGCATAATAGCCGCTATTCCGGGGGAGCCACACTTTGATTTTTCCCAAACCCAAGAACACTTAAAAGCCTTCGGATTCGACATAACAAGTGCAGAAGTAAACGGTTGACTTGCGGTGAATACTGCTGCGCCGTTCGGCTTCAAAGCTCGTCGAACCTGTTCCCACATCGGCTCGAATGGAATCACAGCGTCCCACTTGCACTGAGTCGTTCCGTAAGGCGGGTCAGTAAGAACAAGATCAACAGAACCTGGCGTGATCTCTTTCATCGCTTCGAGGCAGTCGGCTTGAATCAATTCGTATTTCGGCATTACAAGACATCCTCCAGATCGTCATCGTCGCCCAAAACGATTTCGGTCGAGGTCTCGTCCTCGTCCACATCGAAGAGCGAAGGCTTGGTGCTGCGCTCGCGCGCGGCATCGACCAACCCCTGGTAAATCTCGTCCTGGAGGGTGTCCCCGAGGCGGACCAAGAGGTCTCGCTGGGCGTCGGTCAACCCTTCCTGCCGCTCCACCGTGTCGGGCCAAAGCTGGACCGTCGACTTGATGATGGCGAAGGTGGACGACAGCACGGCCATCACGTCCTGTGTATGCCAAAGATCGCCAGCCAGGGCCTCCCACTTCTGGCGCTTCAGGCGGGCATCCCAGATTTCCTTCTGAAGCGATGCCGGGAGATCGGTGGCCTTCAGGTCCCGCAGATATGTGCCGATGTCCATTTTGGGCGTGACCAGATACTGCGCCGCGACCTTGATGTCATAGCGGAAGCTCTTGCCGTGCTGGGACATGGGGGGGCAGTCGACCAGCTTGTTCCGCACCCATTCGGTCGTCTTGCCGAAGACCGCCGCGAGCCAGTTGACCGTGACCCCGTTCTTGATGCTGACGGAACTCAGGTTCCCGTCCCTGGAGGTCGACGCCTTCAGGTCCGCCTGTTGCTTGATCGCCAGGGCCGCCCGTTTCTGAGCGCGAGACGGGGCAGGCTGAAGGCCACCGTGGGGCTTCGGCTTGGCCGCGCCGCCCAGGATCGCTTCGATGTCATCGTCATAGGCCGTCACGCCGCCATCCTCCGAATGTCTTCCATGCGGACGCGAACGGTGTCGGTGATCCTGTCTTGGGTGATCGCTTTCTGCGCGAGGTTTTCCGCCACTCTGGCGTCATTGGTGCCACGCGCAAGGATGCGATAGAGCCTGACGAACGATCCCTTCTGCCCCCTCCGATGAAGACGCTTATTAAACTGCTGGTATAGTTCAAGCGACCAGTTGAGTCCATACCAGACGGCGATGTTGCCCCCGTGTTGGAAGTTCAGACCGTGACCTGCCGAGGCCGGATGAAGGATCATCGCCTTCAGCTTTCCGGTGTTCCAGTCGCGCAGATCGTTCGGCGTCTCGCCGTATGCGCGGACCCAGGGGAACCGCTTCTTGATCGCGTGGATGTCGAACTTGAAGCTGTAGGCGATCAGGACCGGACGCCCCGCTGCCTCGGAGAAAATCGACTCCAGTTCGTCCAGCTTGCGGTTGTGGATGTGTTTCGCCACCGGCTTCCGGTTCGGGTTCCACTCGCCGTCCTCTTCGTCCTCGGGCGCGTAGATCGAGCCGTTCGCGAATTGCAGGAGCTTGTTGCAGAGCACCGCGTTCGTCGGGGCCTCCACGTCGTATTCTTCCAGCGCCAGGGTGCGCTCGAACTCCCGATACATCTGCATGTGCCGAGGCGTCAGATTGACCCAGCGATCCACCACCTGGAGCGGCGGCAGCTTCAGATAGTCCTCTTCCTTCAGGCAGAAGAACACGTCCTTCAGCCGCCCCATGACCTCGGCCTCGGAGTGATCGAAGGGCTCGTGGGTCTTGGAATAGGCGTTGTAGCGGAACCAGCGTTCCAGGAACTTCGTCCTGCTGGTCCCGAGCCGCTGGCCTTTGTCGAGGATGTAGAGCGGACCCCAGAGGTCGATGATGCCGTTCGGATTCGGGGTGCCCGCGAGTTCCCAGACCCACTTGAACTGGAGCCTGATCTTCCCGACGTAGCCGAACTCGGACAACCGCCGCTGGCTGACAGACCCATCCTTGCGGACGTTCGGCGTCGTGCGCTTGTTGCCAGCCTTCAGCCGCGATGCCTCGTCATAGATCATCACGTCGAACTGGCGGAACCAGCGGATACCCTTCTGTTCGTAGAGCCAGCGAAGGTTCTCCCGATTGATGATGACGACATCTGCCTCTTCCTGAAGCGCGGCCAGACGGGTTTCCTCGTCACCCACGACGCAGGCATAGTGAAGCTCTCGGGCGAAGTCCCAGCACATGATCTCGTCAGGCCAAGTGTCCGCCGCGACGTTCTTGGGAGCGATCACCAGGGCCTTTCGAGCCTTTCCGGTGGACCAGAGCTTCCAGAAGGCATGAAGTGCGGTCGCCGTCTTGCCAGAACCCATGAAGGCCCCGAGCAAAACGATTTCGTTCTTCTGAAGGAGGTCGGACATCCACCACTGGTATTCCTCGAAGTCCTTCTCCGTCAGCGTCACAGGGAAGCCGTTCAGGACCTCTTCAGCGCCAGCTTGCAGGTAGAGCCGCGTGTCCATCTTGCTCATGCTGCGATCCCCAGGATTCGGAGGGCGTCGGCCACGTTGTCGCCGACATGGCTGTCCGAA